CCCTTACGGGGCACGTCGATGAGGAGGGCTCGGCTCAGCAATGGGGCCAGCTCATGGGCTCGGTCACCAGTTTCCCGATCCTCTGCATTGTTAACCTCGCTGTGACGATGGCCGCCCTCCGCTCAGTGGAGGGGCCGGACTCGCGCCCAGTCTGGAGCACGGGCATAGTGGTTAATGGCGATGATATAGGCTTCAAGGCCTCCCTGAGGGCTATTTCGGCCTGGCGTGCGTGGACCACGTTCGCCGGCCTGCAACCCTCCCCGGGCAAGAACTTCGTCAGCCGTGATTTCCTGCAGATCAATTCGCAGATCTTCAGAGTGAGCTCCATCTACTCGTTGGAGGAGCTCTCACGGCTGGCTGTCCCGGGTTCGGAGACCTTTTGGAGGCTGGCCAACCTCCGAGAGTGGCACAAGGTTCCTGCGATTTCCCTGCAGGTCCTCGCGCCCCCGCGTGACGTTTCCATGTCTGAGTTCGCGCTCAGTGCCCCGAATTGGCAGCAGACCTTCCTCTCCACGACCACAGGGGCGTGGAGGGACAGGCTCAACAGCCTCTTCCTGAGCACTTGGCGAGGCAGCCTCAAGCCCTTCGACGGAGCTCGAGGGCTGCCACCCCAGATGAACTGGTTCGTTCCGCGGTCTCTCGGCGGTTTCGGCTTGGCCCCAACTCGGCCTGTAAAGCTCACCGTGCAGCAGGGACATATAGCGGCTTACCTTCGGGACTTCCAAACTCCGGAGGATTACCGCGATGCCTCGCTGCAATGGGCCGCTGTGGATGCGACGACTTCTGCTTATAAGGACACTCGTGACGTGTTGAGAGTGCTTGAGCAGCAAGGTGTCCTGCGCTTTGGCTGGCTCGACGGATCCCGGAAGGAGTTCGACGATTCAGCAATCACGCAGGCCGTTGCTTTCAGTGGCTGGACAGAGGTCCAGGGCCGATCGGAAGGGGTCCTTCGCGAGAGAATCCGTGATAGGCAGGTGAGCGATCTCCTGCTGGCATCGGGCTCTTCCGCGACGGTCACCGACCTTAAAGTCCTATGGTCCTCGGGCGGCAAGGATGCCGCACTGGTCCGTGAGCTGTTCCGCACCCTGCGTGCGGACGCCATGTTGTTGTCCCCGCCCACCGCGGGGGGGCCCGAGGGATCGGATGCACTTTTCGCATCGCGGTCCCCGGGGCAGAGAAAGGGGGAGCTCGAGAGCTCCAAGTCAGACAGCCGGG